GGAAAATTTATATAAGTATCTGCACAATAATATGTTAATCCCCCAGATGTTTTTTGTTCGTTAGATGTGAGTCTTACTATACCTCTACATATCATAGTTCCATCATAGAATTTTACATATTCGCCATTATCATTACTTCCACTTTCGATTATTGGATTATTAAAAATCTTCACAAAACCATCTACCCAAATGCCATTTTCGCCAATTGCAATAATCTCTTGTCCCTTTGGAACAGTTATAATGTCCTTGTTTTCACTTCCAACAACCATTACTTTATCATTTATAATTATTTTAAATTGATATTCATCGTCATAACTAAACAAATTACCCAAAGAAACATCGATAAATTTGAATGTGTTGTTATCAATTGTCGGAGTTATAATATTTTCTTCGGACCATTCATTTTCACTTGTTTTTTTATATTGAAATTTTGCGGTTAAAACATTATTATTTTCTTCATTGAAATTTCCGTTAAACCAAACTCCGTTAGCATTCAATATTACTTCATTTGACACTTGCTCGGTTCTTTCTAATTCTATATTATTAATATGTAATTTGATATAATCAATCATCTTTTCTGAAATATCAATATTTTTTGTATTTGAATAACCTCTACTATCAGTTACACCAATTGTTATATTGTTTGAACCAATCGTGTTAAAAATACATTCTTGTGAATCAGATGTTTGTCCATCGTTTAAATTTATATAATATTTTTTGATTGTCGAAGATTTTTTTGCATTTGCTGTTATTGTTACTTTAGGCTTAGAAACATATTTGATGAATTTGCTAGTATCACCAGTTATAGCTATAGTTTTTTCATTAGTATCGATAATTGTTGCGTCAACATCAGGTTTGCAAACGCTCTCTTTAGCATAAAGATTAAAATCATTTATTGAAGTTCCAATTTTTGTGTTTCCATTGTATGTTTCGCAAACAACAATTCCGTTGATTTCTTTAGAATTCGGCATATCTGAATAAATGTCATCTGCAATTTCTGATGTATTCAAAGAAAACACTTTTTCTTTTGATTTTGTTGCTATAGGTATATTGAGTAACGAACCTATATTACACCAAATGGTTGATGTAAAATTTTCATTTTTTTTATCAACGGTAATAATAGCTGTATCTCCTATGTAGGGACTAGAACAACTAACATTACTTTCTCTTTGAATATCAGTAAGTTTCATTGTTCCACTTTTGCTAACGCTACCCGGTGTATAATTTTTACCTGTTGTATCTGTAATACTGAAACTAATATTTATCGTTTTACTTCCATCATCATTATGTTTTATTTCAAAATTACCACTTTTTAAAGTTACCGTACTCGTTCCATCATAACTAGGTATCGTACCTGTAAATGTTTGAGTTCCAATTGTAATTTTATATGAAATTTGGCTTCCCCAATTAGACCAATTCCAACTGGTTTTTTCTGGCGACAATTTAAAAGTAAAATTACCTTTAGATTTATTTGTAGCAGTAGATATCTCAGTTTCATTAACATTTAATGTAAATCTGTGTTTTCCGTTGCTTCCTACCGCTGTTAATTCTTTTGTATTTAATGCCATATTCTCACTCCAAATCTGTTAATTGCTCGATTAATTTATTTAAATGAAATATTTTAGTGACGGGTTCATTGTCACGGATTGATTTTACAATTTTCAAATATCCTATTTGTGCTGTTCCGGTTACAATAAGTTTATCAACCCCACTGCCCTTGTTGTTGAAAATCGCATTTAATTTTTCATAATTATATACTCTTATACCAGTGTTATCTAATAATAAATTATTAGAGTCATTTGATGTCCCAACCGACAACCCTTTTGTACTAAAATTGAAACTCATGTCGGTTACTTTACCTTCTAAACTTTCTATAGTTCCGTTGGTTGTGTCTAAATTTTTCTGTACCTCTTTTATAGATATGTCATAATCGTTCACCGTTTGAGTTACCTTAACAATACTCTCGGATAATTCATCCGTTTTAGATACTATTGAATTTATTTCTTGTTTTTGCTTATTAATATCAATTTGTGTATTCTTTAATGCTTCTTTTAAATTTGTATCTTGTTTTGTTTTGATTTCTTGTTCTGTCAATGCAGGACTCTCAATAACGCTTGCAAATGTACCATCATAAGTAAATTTGTGTTTTAAAACATAAGTATCAAAATATTCTGTAGTACTTATATAAACTCTAATTTTAGCCCCAAGTTTTAAGAATGGTTTACCATAATATGTAATCAATTTACAATCTACATACTTTAAACCCTTCACTCTGTTCCATATAGAATTAATTGCTTGTTGTCTTAATTCTGCATTATGTAATATATAATCTTCGCTAATAATTATTGAGTGTTCACCATTTATTTCAATACTTTCTTCATCTTTAATCGTTAAATTTTCATCATCAATTTTACTATTTTTGATTATTAAACAATTTATTGGACCGCATACAACTTGTCCGCCCTCTACACTTGCATAATCACTTTTGTAAAATGTATAATTTGGTTCTTCATTATCACTAAGCCAGCATAAATCAATTTCATTTGTGTCATTATCTATATCGACAAACGAACATGATACTTTGGCAATAATCTGTAATACTGTTCTATTTTTTTCTCCATTTGTGAATGGGTTGTTAGCAATGGGAATTGTACTATTTACAAAGTTCAACGATTTTGGTGTTAACCCTAGTTGCCCACATACATCAGCGTACAAATCTGATACGGTCCTCGTTATTAAATTTCCATTTCCATCTGTTTCCTCAAAATCGATATTACATACATATTTTTGTTCCAAATAAGTATACAAGTCAGAATATGCTGTTATTTGACTATATTGTACTGTTATTTCGTTTTTTGGACGTTCTACCTTATATTTACCCATATTTATATATTCGTTGCTTAAATCAGCATATTTAACACCAATTTTAGCTTGTATAGATTTATCTGTTAAATTATTTGAGTCAGCTATAAAATTAGCTTTCAAGCATTTGGCGTATACAGAACCGATGATATTGCCATCAACATAACAACCACTATCTATTTCAAAACTTTGTAAATTATCTGAATTGGTAATCGGTGTATCTATACCATCTACAATTATTTGACCTAAACGATTACAATTAGCCCTATTTTTACACTCGTTTATAAAATTTGTACTTGCCATAATCCACCTACAATTCTATTACTGCTTGTGAGGCAGGATTATATAATTCTATAAGTCCATCTGGTGTTTGATAAGGGAGCATAGATTGCACAACTCTATCTCCACGATAGCAAGTTATATTTTGCCATTGTTTAGTAAACGGATTTAGAAAGTCTACACTTAACGTTGGAGCTTTAATTATTTCGGCATAGAAGTCTACAATTTCATCATCAGTAAGTGGTCTGCTCACTAAATCAATTCTCCATTTAGTGTTTATTACATTAAGTACCATAGTACCATCTGCATTAGTAACATCACGACCGCTATTTTTTGATACATCATACCAACTTATTTTTGTGCTGTTTGACAGATATTTAGATATATCTACGCTATTTAATTTGACTTTTGATACCACAAGCACAGGACCTGCTAATACATATTTATAGCCATTTGAGGTAAATTCTTTTATCATAATTTCACCATCTTTCACTTTCCCTTGAAAGAAAGTGCTACACATGTTATAATTTATTTATAGGAGAGAGTTTATGAAAAAATTATTATTTATTGCTGTATGTTGTTTGATGTTATGTGGATGTGAGAAAGAAAAGATTACCATATGTAAAAATGATGCTAATGTCAACGACGAACATCTTATAACAATCAAATATTTTAATAATAAAATCGTATATTATAAAAATGAATACAAAACTACATATAATACAATTTCTGAGGCAATCAGCGAAGAAAAGCAATGGCAACAAGAATTAATATGTGATAATGGTTTGTGTTATTCATCAACAGAGGGCGAAAAAGGTTGGAATTATACCGTCGTGCGTGATAACAAAACTATATATTTAACACAAGAAACAAACGATTATGACATAAACTATGATGAAGAATTAAAATACATAGAATCATTACAAAACTACATTTGTTCTGAACAATAATCTGAACAATAACATTTGTTAATATATTGGTATGTTAATAGGGCAAACTCCGGTTTGTCTTGTTTTTTGGTTTATTCTATCTATAACTGTACCTTCATCTGTATGAACATGAACATCTATTTCACTAGATTGTCCACCATATTGACTCATAGCTTGTGACATTGCACTTAATGTTGCACTATATATCGCACTTGCAATTTGCGATTGATTTAATACTTCTGTTTTGCCATTGGCATGTGCTACCACTTCTGCTCCAGCTTCGCCTGCCCAAAACAATGTACCTTGTGATGGTGCTCCACCGTTTGCGTATTGTTGTATGTCTTTCCATGAACCATTTGAATATATACCACCATTTGCTTTAAACCCCAAACTTGACAAAGTTTTAGTTAAATTTGGAGTTTTTATTAACAGTGAAGATAAATCAGGAAGTTTAATGTTAAAATGAGTTAATTTATTTATTTTTTCAATTATAGTTTGAAAAATATTATTCCAACTTTTAAACAGTTCAGTTCCATCTAGTTTAATACCAGAATTTATTGCTTTGCTTAAAGTGGATGCTGAAAGTTTTAACTTTGGCAACAATTCATTTTGTAATTCGATTGGCAGTTTATTAAAAACTTTAGAAAATTCTTCTGTACTGTTGTTTGCCAAATCACGCCACGATTCAATAACATCATCGTTCAAACCGATAGTTTTTGATTGTTCAATTAAATTGTCCATTAAAATTTGTTTTTGAGCATACGCTTGTGTTTTCATTTCATCGGTTATCTCTACACCATTATTCTTTAATATTTCAATTTTTTTGTTTGCAACATCATCATAGTATTCTAATTGTTCTGATAATGATAGTTTTTCTTCTCCATTTGCAGTAGTAATTGTATTTAACCTTTCTTCTATTAGTTGATTTTGTTTTTCTACATTATTTGATAATGTCGCTGTTTGCAAATTTTCATAAAATACAATATCATTTGTATAGTTTTCAAAAGTTGTCCTATTATCATTTAATGCTTTTTGATTATTATCCAAAATTTTATTATATGTTTTTAAGTCTTTTGTTATAGCATTATAGGCAGATTGCCCTTTATATGTCTCTTTTGTTAATTCTGAATAGTATGTATAATTTTTATAAGCTTTCTGACCAACAAGTTTCTCTAATTCATATTTTTTATTCAATATTTCATTTGCCTTATTATTGTTTTCATTATACTTTTTAAGGGCGTCATTATAATCTTTCCATGCTTGTTTTTGATTTTGTATAGCATTTTTATAATTTTTTTCCTCGGCATCTAACATTATGTTGGCTTTTTTTGTTTGGATTACATCCTCTATTGATTTTTTTAAATCTTCATAGCCACTTATAGTACCATCAATTATTGAATATTCAGTTCCGTATGCTGAATTTAATTCATTAAGAATAAATTTAACTCTATCTTCATAACCAGTTTTTACTTTACCATTAGCTTCAACTAATTGTTCTAATTCATCTAATAGTGTTTTATTATAATCTTGAAATGCAAGTTCATTATTCATACTATCTTCAATTGCTTTTTTAGTGTCATAATAATTTTGTAAATTTTGTTGAGCTGTTTCTAAATCTTTTTCAGAACTTTTAATCATTTTTTCACTAGCTGTTTCATATCCGCCAATAGCACTAATTAATCCAAACACTGCACCTGTTGCACCACCGATAACAGCTCCCCACGTTCCAAATATAGCTCCAATTTGAACACCACTCGCAATAGTAGTTAAACTACCAGTCACTAATCCAAGAACATTAGCTAAATTAGCTCCATCAGTTGATAAGCTTTTCATAGATTTGCTTACAGCATACAAGCCCACAGCTCCTGTTATTAATCCTTGCATTGCAACTTTTGCACCATTTAATGCACCTTTAAACCCATCAACCTTGCCAGTTGTAGAATTTATAATTCCCATTTGTTTTCTCCAAGATTGCATACCTGTTTTTAGACTAGAGTGTGAACTTTTTAATCCAATCAACATACTAGAAAAAAGTGATGAAGTAGGATTATATAAACTTTTCATTACTTTAGCTAATCCACTATTTCCGAACACAGTAATAAGTTTTTTACCAGTGTTCCATAATTTAGTAGCACCAGCTACCAATCCTAATCCGACCAAAACTTTGCCTTCCGTGGACAATCTTTTAAATGATTTCCAAATATTACTTAGTGTTTTGCCAATTCCTCCATACTTAAATGTTATCTCGCCCGTCAATGGGTCAACTTCTTTGTGAAATCCCAATATTTCCATCCATCTATCTCTGATTTCTGTGGCTTTCATTCTTACTTTATCCATACCATTGTCATAACCAGTTATGGCATCTAATAATCGTTGGTCTATTCCGCCACTTACAGATGTGCCACTTCCACTATTGTTATTTTCATTTATATTATGTATTTCATCAAAGCCTAATGTTTGTCTTTTTAGTTCTTTTACTGCTTTACCAGCATTATCTGCACTTTCTTCAATACCATCGTAAATACCCTCTTGGCTTGCAATACCACTATTGTAATCTTTTAATTCAATGCCAAACATAGTTGCTATTGCTTTTGAGACTTCTTTAATTACCATTAGTATTGCATTTGCATATGGTAATATTTTTGAAAAAGTACCAATAAATAAGCTTGATAAAGCAACTTTTGCTTCTACTAATTGCTGTCTAAATATTTTCAATTGGTTTGAAGGAGATTCAATAGTATTAGCAAGGTCACCCATTGCTATTTGTGCTTGCTTCATTGTTGCTAAATATCTAAGTATTTCTTTTTCTGCTTGAGACATATTTTTTACTTGTTTATCTATGCCTAGTGAATCTAGTATAGGTTGCATACTCATTTGTGTTACATCTATACCATAGCTTCTCAAAGGCTTTGTTTGTCCAGCATACACTCCAGCTCTAATTGCCTCTGCAGTTGCATTTTCCGTTTTGTTATATAACGATGCTAAATCATATGTTAATTTAGCCATTGTTTCAGACATTATTGCAGAATATTTATCATCTATACCAACGGTCTCACCCATTGATTGAAATATACCTTGCATATATAATGTCTGTGTTTTATTAGTTCCAAATGCTTCGTTTAATTTATATTGAAATTGTAAAGCTTCTTTTCCTAATTCAGAAAACATTTGTTTTCCATTTTTTTCTGTATTATCAAATACAACATTAAATAAGTTCAATTGTTCTGTATAATCGATTGATTCATTCATCCAACCTAATGCAGTTGTTGTTAATCTTTTGACACCTGCGAATGTAAAAACTTTTTTAAATGCATTCCCAAGTTTATCAGCACTACTGGTTGCTTTATCTGTTGATTGCTTTAATTGATTAACGTTTTTCGTTGCTGTTGTTGCTTTATTAATACTAGAATCAGTTTTCTTTTCTATACTACCCATCTCTAGATATATATTTGTCAATACGTTTTCAACATTAGTTAAGCTTTTTACTAAGCTTTCAACACTTGCCTTTGCCTCTTGTGCTTTTGACTTAATTTGTAATTCTAATGTTTGTGAATTATCCATTTATTTTTTCACCTACCTTTTTGGTCGTCCCCTTTACGGTAGTGCTATTTTTTCTTATTGCATTTACTTGAGCTATTCTTGCTTTCATATCAGCAACATTCATTTCTATTTGTTTTTTCTTTTGTTCTTCAGTAATTTCTGCCCTCTCAAAGCCGTATGGTTTTTCAGAATATTTAACTTTTTGTTTACTAAAAACATTACATAAAGCAACTGTTATCGCTTCATGAAAATATGCCCCTTGTAGCCAGGCGTTATTGTTAAATATTTCTTGCTCAGATTTTAACTTTGTAAAATAAGAAAAACGATATGCCCAGAATAGGTCTGGGTCATCTTCCCAAAACTCTTTCACAGACATACCGTATGTGATTGCCATAGGCAACAAATCATAAAACCAATCTGTTAAGTTCTTATATCGCTTGCCTTTTTCTTCTTGTATATCGTTATTTATTCGATTATCTCTAGTTCCTCGTCGTTCTCCTTCGAGTCTATATCGGCTAGGGCATTCATAAAAGCTTGATATTCTTCAATTGCAAATCTAACTACTTTAGCTGGATTTTTACCACTTTTTTTGTAAGTGTCCATTAGTTTGATTGCTAAACTTGGATTAACATCTTTATGATTAGTAATAAATAAACTTGTCCATACTAAGTCATAAAATGTAACTGGCTTTTTATCAAACTCTTCAATACTAAATCCAACTGCTTCAAGCCATTTAATACTATCTCTAGTCATTTCTAAAATGTAATCTTTATCGTTTATTTTTAATTTTAATTTTCTCATTGTCTTTCCCTACTTTCTTTATTAATCTGTTGTACTTATTAATGCAGTAACTTCTGTTGATGATTTATCAGAAATTTGTGTACTTGGAACTGTATGTAATGTACATTCAATTGCACCACCAACTGATACTTCATTTCTCCAAGTTTGACAAACACCTGTATATAAAGCACCTGTTCCATCTGGATATTTAATTAAAATATCTTTTGCCGTTTTATCACACACTGCTGTTACAGCTGTTAAATTTGCTTCACTATAGTTATAAGTAAAGTCCATATCGCCAGTATCAGGTCTATCTGGAATATATACCTTTACTGGGTCACTTGAAGTTGTTATTTCAACATTTCCACCTGCTTGTCCAGTTGCTGGAGCTCCTTTAACTGCTACTAATTTTTCTTTTGGAAATTTTGCATCAGAAGTTTCTTTTATTCTGATTTCAATACCTAAATCTAACATTATTTATTCACCTCTCATTGTAATTTCCCTTACAATTTGAAGTGCTACATTCGTTTAATTTGGATAAATAACTAAATTATCTAATCCATATTTTGTATCTAACTTGCCAGTTATTTTAATTATATTTCTATGTACATTAGAATCAGCATTTATTGCATCTAATTCTGTTTTAATGGTTACATGATAATTATTTTTGAAATAATTAACTATATGTTTAGTAACTTCATTACAGACAGTTCTTTTTGATGCTTTTCCACTTGTCATTGAATAAACATTTATTTCAATACCGAATGTATAAGTTTCTTCTCCATAACTTAAATTATTATATTTATTAGTTACTGGAAGTAATTTAACTGGTACTATAGGAAATACTTTGCTTTGTTGTGGCATTGCTTTTGTAACTGTTGGTTTATATATTGATTTTTCTTCAACATATTTTTTTAATTCTGGGAAGATTTTATCTTCAAATATATTTTCAACTATCAATATAAATCACCTACTGTCTTTCTTATTTCAATGTCAACTATGTTTCCTATTTCGCTTTTAATATCTTGAAATGCACTATAGAACATATGCCTACTTGGTAAACCTTTGGTCCAACCATAAGTACCATCTTCTTTAGGATACTTCCAACCTTTTTCACCATGTTCATTAACATCATATTTCCATGATTTAAAAGGTCCATCTGGATTAGGATGAGGATTATTAGAACCTACAATTCCTGTACCCATTTCATTAAAGATAATTACCATATCATTAGTCCATACTCTACCAGTCTTTGTATTATCGTCATATTGCCACTGTATTTGGCTTGTATGATTAGAAATACCATTCGCATAGCAATACTCTAATACTTTGTTATACATCATTTTTGTGGCATATTTAACAGCATTATCAATGCCTTTTGAATAGGCTTCTTGATATTTATTTAGAAACTTTTTTGCTTCCTCTAGGCTTTTCTTCGATAGTTCCATCGTTAGAAGGGTTTTCATCTCCTAATTTGACCTCTTTTATTTTTTCTTCTTCAACAAGTTTATAACCCGCTTTAATAAAGTCATCTCTTGTTTTTTCATCAAAAACTACTATTCCATTTGTAAATTTGTACATATCGCACCTACTTTCCTGTAAGTTTTTCAAAATAAATAATTATAACTGAATTACCATCTCTTGGTGGTAATAATCTATAGTTAGCATTATCTCCATAATTCTCTTCTCCTTCTGGTGTTACACCATCAAGATAAGCCACATCAAATTCTTTAAATTGACCTTGATATGATATAGGGATAACTGCTTTTTTCATTATGCTTGCTTTTTCTCCAAACTCTGCAATATCGGCATCGGTATTAACTGGTTGATAATTAAATTTATATGGTTCACTATTTGGTTTTTTATATACATTAATTTCATTACCTTCAATGTCTGGTTGCGTACCAACTTTACTTGCTATATAAACATCTTTGACCCATTCTTTAGGGTTAGCTTTCACACTTATCATTTAGGAATACCTGCCTTTGGTACTAGTTCTCCTAACAAATCGTTTGATAATAGCGATGTTAAAAATTGAACTGACAATCCATTTTCACTGTAAGATTGATATCCAACTCTTTCCATAGCTTTGTATAATTCAATAGCGCATCTTGTTTGCCAATTCGCTAATCGCTTGTTGTTTTCAGCATTTATTGTTGTTTTTGTTAAATCATAAGGATAAAGTGTATTTAGAGCCACAATTTCTGCGTCATCTAGTTTTAATTTAAACTCTTCGTCCTTTGACTGATTGGCTACATCGCCTAAGATTTCTAGTCGCATTTTCTTTAATTGTTCTTTTTGACTCATAAATACACTTCCTTACTTAAAAAGTTATATTAAGCAGTAACTGCTTTTGTATTAACTGGATTTGTTGTAGTATTAGTTACATTAACTTTTACTTCCTTAGATGGTTTAGTAAATGTTGTATTTAATCCAGTAATTTTTCCGTGAAACCATTCTGGACCGTGGTCTAATCCAATTTGACCAAAGATTTGATATTTAGTTCCTGCTCCTGTTTTTGCCAATTCTTCTAAGAAGAAGTTACCTTTACCTGGAACTGGCTGTTCAACTGGTCCTATTACTGATGGATTAATTGCTAATACTGTTCCTGCTGGGATAAATTCACCTATTGCTAAATGAACTGTTGTTCCAACTGGTAATATTAAATCTCTTATTTGAATTCCATAAGCACTCATATAAGCTTCTCCAATTGGCATTTTCATTTCAATAGCATCACCATGTAATTGTAATAAGTTAGTTGAATTCATTAATAATACAATGTTAGAAATATCTCCACCGTTGTCATTAATTTTTTGAACTAAATCATTAACTAACCACATGTCTAATGGAGCATTAACTTTGTTAGCACCACTACCACTTTCAGCACTAATTACGTTAGTAGTAATTGCAGCTACCATACCTCTTGTTTTATTAATTGTTGCGTCAGTTGTTGCTTTATTATAAGTTCCTTGAATAAATGTTTTTTCGATACTTCTCTTAATTTTTTCCATCTTTCTTGCAACTTGGAAAGATAACTCATCTTGTGGTTTAGCTTGTTGACCTGCTAAGTTAACACCACTTAATGTTGCCATATTTGATTGTTTAGCGTATGAAATAGCAACTGATTCCATAAATATTTGAGTAACATTACTCATTTGACTTCTTGTTACAAATGTTGCAGTTGGAGCTGTTAATGAAGCTGTTTCACTTATTTCTGGTATTGCTCCTTCTTCACTTGTATAATATTGTCCACATACGAATTCTACTGAATTTGTATATTTTACTTTTCCACTTATCATATTTAAAAATGGAGTTTTTGTATTTGCTTTATTGTATAATAATCCTGAATAGTTAGGACAACTAAAGCTTTGTACTGTTTCAGCCCCTGTCATTTTTCTTCACCTCGTTTAAAATTTCTATCCCTTTTTCTAAACGAGTACTACACGTTACTTATTTAACTTTTTTTCTTGTTCTGCTTTGAAAATTTGAGTAGTTAATTCAGTTTGTTTCAAAAAGTCTTTATCTTTTATTGCTTGTTCAAGTTCTTTTTGTAACTCTGCCACCTTATCCACAGGATTAGCACTTTGAGTACCACCTACTGGTTTTGGTGTACCATTTAACAATTCAGTAGTAGTTTCATTTTTAGTTTGTTCTTTTGTTTTATTTAATAATGTAATAAAATTATTTGCTAATTTTACTGATTTATCACAATCTTCACTTATGATATTTTGTAAAGTTTCTTTTAATTCAGTATCTTCATCAGTAATTTTAATCCCATTATCTAAAAATAGCCCTTTTACTGCTAATTCACTTGTTTTAAGCGCATTTGCTTTCTTATCTACTTCCAATTGTTTTAACTCTGCTTCTCTTTTTTCATCGTCAGTCATTTTTGATTTTTTGAAATCATCATATTCAGTTGATAATGTAGAATAGTTGCTTTCTACTGTTTTATATTTAGCATTTAAATCATTATATTTATCTTTTGGAATCATTAATGTTGCTAAACTTTTCGCAATAGCATCAACTCTTTCTTCATTAGTTGTAAGTGTTTCATCACTTAATACTTTTTCGATTTCTTCTTTCATTTCTATACCTTTCCCACTCTTACGTTTTTATGGATGTCTCGTCTCATCAATGGAGTGTTGTAGATTTATGCTCTCTACAATAAGCAAATTTATATAAACTGATAAATCAGTTCGTATACTAAATGGTCTGGTATGATGGATTCGAACCAACACTTTCTACATCCCAAATGTAGAGTCTTACCAAATTAGACCAATACCAGATATGGACCGGTATATCAGATTTGAACTGATACAAAATGCTTGGAAGGAACTTATGCTACCAATTACATCAATACCGGATGGCAAATCGACTAGGATTTGAACCTAGACAAACAGTTTTGGAGACTGTTATGCTACCAATTACATCATCGAAATATGGTGCCGAAAGTAAGAATTGAACTCACAACCTACTGCTTACAAAACAGTTGCTCTACCAATTGAGCTATTTCGGCAAAATTCCAAAGGCTTCTAAAGTTTCTTTGGATTGGACTTACTTATAAGGCTTTATAGAAGTTGTACTTCCTTCAAAGTTTCTTATAATGCCTATTTATTAACCTCTCCAGACTCATCCTTTGAGGCAGATGTCGTCTTATTAAGACTTCCATCGCTATTCTCATTGTTTTGTTTTATTTGTTTATTTGCTTGCCCAACAAATAACTTAATCCAATTTTCTATACCACCATAGAATTCCATTGATTTATTAAATGTTTCATTTGGATCACTATATAATCCACTTGTTGTCATAGCAACATCTGGTGATATACCACTTTGAATTTGATTCATCATACCTTGTGATTTAACTAAGAAATTATCTGATTTATTTCTTGTAAATTTTTGGTCTATATCTTTTAATGTTAATGTTTTAATTTGACTATTTGGAGCAAGTCTACATATTCTTAAAATTAATTTAAGTTCTGGTTTAGAGCATCTTTTAAATTCCATTTCATCGCCATCTGCCCTTGCGTCAGCCATTGTCCAACCTTCACCTAAATACCTAGCTTGTCCAGTATCTCCACCACTTGCTTTATCACTATTTTTAGGAATACCTACAATATTTAAAGCAGTATTGAATAATCTATCGTGTAATACTTTTGTATTATCATGTTTTATTTCATTTGATATTAATTTTAAATCTGCTGGTCTACTTGGATCTGATGTTGCGATTTTAATTGCTCCTAAATCAAGTAATCCTTCATAATCTTCTCTATCAATGTCTTGGTTAACAAATACAAGCAAGCTTTGTATAAATTGTTCTAATCCGTCCATTTCATCAGATGTAATTCTATTTAAATTATTTAATATATCCATAACTATTTCGATAATTCCTATTCTTGATTTATTTAAGTAATATTCAAATATAGGAATTTCATTTAATATAGTAGGTTTTATAAGCTTAACCTCAAATGCTGATGCAACACTTGGACTAGTCATTTCGTAATAAGCGTCCTTTGTATATACACTACCTTTTATCGTGTAATCCTTAACACCTCTCGTATAAGTACAGCCAAATAGTTTCTTATGAGGTAATCTACTAGAATAAACACAAAATGTTGTTTTACTATCAAGATTTTCTATCATAAAAGGACTATCTTCATTTATATCCGGAAGAACTAATCTATGCCCTATTCCTGATATATATAGGTCTTCTGCTAATTCAGTATCTTTTGGATATTTATCCTCAGCCAACATGTAACTATTTAAAGCCCCTACTTCTTCATTAGCAATATCACCACGTTGTACATACTGTATTGGTTTACCAAAAACAAATGATTTTTTAAATTCAACCATAAAATAAGCGTTATTTTCTACAACTTTGTTATTTATAGTTGGTCTTACTTCTTTAACTTTGTCTAAAATTGGTTGAAATCCTTTGTAATAATTTTCTAAATAATTTATTTCCCTTGAATTTTGTAAATGAACACTAAACACATCATTTAATATCTGAGATATTGTTTGATCATTCATTTCTTCTGGTTCATAATCTGCATAAATTATATGTCTGCCAAATAACCTAACCTCATCTTGAACTGGCATTACTGGTTTATCAGTAGGTACTTGTACATTTGTATTATTATCAACTGGTGTTTCAGTTGTTTTTACTTCTTCTTTTTCCATTAATTCACCATCTTTCATACTTTGGTATTCCCAAAATATAAAATAAGGGAACACAACAATAAAAATTAGATTCTTACGGTTATGCTCCCGTGTAGCACTAAACGACCAATGAAGGGAAAAACTAGGTCGTTCGCTACATTTATACATTATTAATAAAAAAATTGTTAGTTATGAAGTATAAAAGTCCAACATATATTGGACTTATTTGTTAAAAACGTCGTCTTATAGGTTTCGGTTTATTTAATATACTTTTACCTAGAATAATTTCACTAGCATATAAAGCAGTTCCATCTGGACCATCATCAAATTTATTAGGATAATCAAAAGAATATTTAGTAATATTATCCATCAATCTGCCTAAATCAGTATTTGGTTTAACAATAGATTTATCTTTAAAAATTATTAATGTTAAAATCGTCCATAGGTTATCTTTAATTCTAGTTTCCTTTTTTACAGTATTATACTTTTCAAGAATTTTACACCAATAAACCCCTCGTGCCTTTAATCTATCGTCTAACAATGTCTTTAGTGACTCATCAGTATTATTTTCTATTACAAGTGTTGTTATTCTATGTAAAATAATTTTTTCAATAATATCATTGTATAATGATTGCATAGGTTTTTTACTAAAAATTGCATCCCAAAGATAATGTTTACCATGACCATCTGGCTTACAAATAAACATATTAAGATTATCTTTTCCTTTTCTTTTTGTATCAATTACTGCCATACAATAAGGTGATAAATCATCAGGTGGTTCAATGTATGTCTGTAAGCATTCCCATGACAATTCTCTACCAGTAGGTGCAATAGGGTTTTGTTGATATACACAACTAAATAAAAATGGATCTGTATTTTGTTCAATTTGTTCTGCTATTTGTTGTGGATACACTTCACTGCAAGTTGTTTTATGATTTTCATCAAGCATTGGTACACGAATAACTATCGTTGATTTATCTTCACTTTCCATAACATAAGGATTGTCAGTTGGTTGTAATGTTGATATTTTATTTCTATCTTCAATTATTCTATTTAAAATGTCTTCCGGTGTCCACTGAGTACCAACAAATATAAATTTACATCTTACACCATCTCGTCTATTCCACCATTCAGTATTCCACTTATCATATATTCCTCTATGAACACTTTCACTATTTGCTTCTTCTGCTCCCTTTGTCATATCATCAAATATAATTGCAAATGAAGCCCTTTCTCCAGTAGTTGAACCGTTACGAGTTCTTGCTATATGATTTGATTTAGGAACATTAGCGTTTTTTATTTTCCAATCTGATTCTCTTTCTACTTCAAATGGCTTTCCATTATATAATTTAAACAAAGGAAATATTTCGGCAAATTCAGGACTAGATATTATTCCCTTAACAGTTCTACTAAAACCTAAAACCAATTCATCAGAATAAGACATTCTTATTACAGAATTATTAATACTTATACCATAACCCCAAGCAGTAAATAATGTTGCTAAATAAGATTTACCCATTGATGGTGGATAAGATACTACTAGATATTGCAATCTATCATCAAAAGCAATTCTATTTAAGGCATCCACATATGGCTTTAATACATTTCTACGATTTGCTAATACCTTTTTAGTTTGATTAAATTCTATATAATCGCAGAACGATTCAAAATCACGCCTTGCACAAAAACAATAGGCTCTTTTATAATAATCAAAAAAGAGAGCCATGTTTTCTATATTGCTCCCTTCTGTTAATTTATGTAATATTGGAATTAGTTTAGTCTTTGCTACTTTAACACTACCTAATTCATCTTGTTTATACATTTCTTCAAGAATACTCAAAGCACTATTACACCAGTCTAATTTATCATGCTCTTTCATTTTTGATGATTTAAGAACATTTAATATATCTGTAAAAGTGCTTTCAAGTGTTGTTTCTTGCTTTTTTATTTGGATTTTATCTCCAACTTTTATCATCTAATCACTCTCTCTTTATATTTTCCCTTAGAGAGTGCCACACTATTTTATATTTTATTTTAAATTAAACATTTTTAAAATGTCGTTCCCAGCGTATGTAGTTGGCAATTTGCCATCCCATTTTTCAATAAACTGTTTCATCAAAACTTCATCAGTTACATTTTGTTTTAATAATTCATTTGCTTTATTTGTTGCCTCTGCTTCTACAATTTTCTTTTCAGCTTCGACTTTTGTTTGTTCAAGTTCTTGTTGTGCCTTTAATACATTCTGTTCTGCAACTGCTTTTTGTTCTATTGCTTGATTATAAGCTTCGCTAAAATCAAAATTATTTATTGCAACCGATACGCTATTTATTCCATAATTTTTGATTCTCTCATTTAATGTATTATTAATATCAAGTGATATCTCACTTCTCTTTGTCACTAATTCTTCTGATGTATATTTTGAAATAACACCTTTGATTGTTTCCTGAATTGCAGGTTCTAATATAGTGTTACTATAATTTATTCCAACTTTTTTATACAACTCTACAACATTAGTTCCATCAATTTGATAATTTATAGAAACCTTAATATTGTTAACTATTTGCATATCTTTAGTTGAAGTACTCAATGCATCTTTATTTTCGTATTTTTGTACTTTAATATTTATTTTTTCTACTTTTTCTATTGGAGATTTAAAAATTATACCTTCGTTAGTTGTACTACCAACAATTTTGCCAAATCTTGTTTTTATTCCAATCTCTCCTGTTTTTATTGTTGAAAAACAACCAAACAAAATTATAATCAACCATAATAAACTGATAATTATTCTAGGTTTAAATTCCCATTTTTCTTCTTCTGTATTTATTCCTAATAATCCTGCCGTAACAACGACTAAAATTATACTTAATACTATTAAAAACATCTTTTACACCTCTATTCCTTTGGCATTTCTATAAATACATTAGCACCATTTTCTAAACATTCAAAAATGTGCTTATCTAATTGCTTTTTAACTTCTATTGTTCTTTTGTTTGTAGGATATTTTGCCACTACAATATTGTTATCAGTAACAATTACGTTTTCTAGTTCTTTATCTTCAAAATAGCCCTTATCAACACCTAATTTAGTTGTAATTAATTCTACTAATTTTGGTTTAGGTTGTTCTTGATTCTCTAATATTCTTTTAATATTATCTCTATAACTGTTACCTACTAAAGTGATAAGTTCATCACTTGTCATTTTCTTTTCTTCTAATAGTGATTTCAATTCATCACCTATAACTGTTTTAGGATTTCTTTGACCAATTCCTAAAAATTTCACCATTCCTGTAAATTTTTCATCTTGACTTATAATTAACATATTATTCATTTTCTATTCCTTCTTTCTTATAATTCTATTTTTTCTATTTCCGCTCTTACTTCGAGCATATGTAAATACATACCCATATATTTTGCTTGTTCTTTGTGTACTTCTAAAGCACAACTTGGTGTAAAATCACAAGTTCCTGCTTCCATTTTGATTATTAATTTATGCAACTTTTCATATCTAATTTTTGTTTGATAATATTCTGCTCTAAATCTTTCTTTATAATCATCGCTATTCATTAATTCTATTGTATCTTTTAATTCTTTCATTTTAATTCCTACTTTCCAAATATTTCTTTCAATAAACCGAACACTAATGCACATACTAATCCATGCCAAAATGTCCATACAAATTTAATACCAAATGCCCATATTATTAGATTACCTAGTTCCCAAAATATAAGGGCTGATAAACTTAATACAAAGACAATCATTAATATCGTTCCTAATCCAATTAATAAATATTTCATCTATTCACCTCTATCAAAATGTTCTTTTAATTGACCATTTTTCATTCTTACGTATTTGCTTATTATATTTTTATAATTAATTACAAAACCTTCAACATTTCTATTTACTTTGTTTGTATATTTCTCATAAATACTATCTAATTGCTCTTTATTTGGCAAATTAATCAATTCAGTAACTTCTGGTACTATTCCAATGAAATTAGGTATTTCTTGGCTTACAAACGGATATATAAATAATTCATGATCATAAATTAAATTATATAAGTTATAATCATCATCTATATTTGCTTTTGCAAACATATACCATCTTTTATCAAATTCATCAACATTATATTTTAGGCAACCCATTCCTATCCATTCGCCACAAATTGCACTATTATTATGTAACTCAGTTTCTAATATATCTTTATTGTCTAATAGCCATTGATACAATCCTTTATATAACATTCCTTTTTGTTCTTCAATTTCATCAATGCAAATAATATTATTCCTTTGTGCAAAGTATAATTTGTCATATTTCTTAAAAAATACTAAATTACTACCATCTATCTTTTCAGTAAGATAAACTTTATCACCTTTACAGCTAACTCTTTTTGTCTTGGGATAAATTTCTTTTTTTATCATTTAATTTCACCTACTTTTTTTATTATTTCTTTTAATTCTTTTTGCCCCTCTTTCGAAGCTGGTTGAGATACCATGTTTACTAATACACCCTGTTGTAAACCTAATGCTTTTTCATATTTAACAAGAACTTTAGGTCTAAAAGACCATTGCCCGTGAAAATAATTTGATATATTTTGAGGGGTTGTCCTACTTTCACCTAGTTGTTCTTCTATTTTGTTTAATTCTTGGCATAATTTAGCATTAGTCCATTTTTTCTTATGAAGAATCATTTGTATATAATCAGATACATTTATCATTATTTATTTCTTCACCTTCATCTGTAATATAATGACTCAAATCAATAAAATGTTTATCTGGATTAAATGGTTTTTCGCTTGGAAAGTTTCTGCTTAAATAGTAATGTCCACCATCTACTGATACCTTTCCACATTTACATTCTTTGTAATCATGTACTGTCTTGCTTTCTATAACGTCACCACAATAATTGCATTTTATTTTGTTAGTTATTATTTTCATTTGACACCTCTTTTATATAATCAATACACTCTTGTTCAGAATCAAATTGTTTTTCAATATTACCTGCCATTAAATATTCCTTATCATTATCACGTTTCCAACAACCTGCCCAATCAATCGGTCTTACATACCATTTTTTATTTATATATAATTGTCCATAATAATAATTTTTTAATATTTCTGCATTAGTTGGTGCTATATATTCATTGGCCATTATTAATCACCATCTTTTACACGATTGTTTTTGCCACATTCTGGACAATTAACATAGTAAACAAGGCCATTGCCTTCTTTTATTTCTTTGTTTGTGGCTTTACGAGAAATTGTATTATGGCCATACATACCTAATTCATAATATTCTTTAAAAACGCTAACATCTTTTCTATCATATTCAAATTCACAACCGCAATCGCAAACTGCATATCTCACATAATTCTTTCCGTGTTTTATTACTTTCATTCTTCCACCTTCTTTATTATTTGAATTGTTCTAGCTCGTCCATTTTGGGTTTTTATATATCCTTTATCTTCTAAAATAAGCAATTTCTTAAATACTGTGTTAACATCACACTTTAATATATTGGCAAGTTCACGATTTGTAGGACTATAGCCATATTCATTAATAAACCATTTAATTGCTTCCAATAACATTTTTTGTTTAATTGTTAACATCTAATCACTAGCCTTAAAGTTATATATTGGTTTAATTATTTTAATAATATCTACTGTATCGCCTATATTATCAATTATTTCTTGCATTGGTTTATATACAAATGGAGCTTCATCAATGGTATCTTCATTTACTGATGTCGTATAAATATCTTTCATACTTTCTTTATATTCATATAAATTAAAAGTTTCTTTTGCTTTCATTCTGGACATTATTCTACCCGCTCCGTGAGGTGCTGACTGATTCCAATCATCATTGCCTTTTCCTACACCGATAATACAACCGTCCCTCATATTCATTGGTATTAATACCATTTCACCTTTTTTAGCAGATATAGCACCTTTACGAACTATGTTATCTTCAAATGATATATAATTATGTATTGTTTCAAAATACCAAAAATCCCTCTCAATCATATCTTGAGTATACCAATCACAAGTGGACATTGCTTTTTTTCTTAATCTTACACTTTTATATCCTTCATAATAAGGTAATTGAAAATAATTACATAGTATTTGCTTTGCTATACATAAACGATTATCTTTAGCAAATTTTTGGCATATTTTCATATCGTGTAAATAATCTTCTCTATATTGCCATTCCAAATATGCTATATCCTTTGGTATTTTCTTATGATCTATTTTATATTCTTCTCTTAATTTTATTAAAGCAGATTGTATTTCTTGTTTTCTGCCCTGTTCCTTATATGTTTTAATTAATTCTTGTTGCTTTTCTTTATACTCACCAATATTATAATTACATAATTGATTAGCTAATTCTTGATAATATTCTGCTACTTGTTTTCCTAAATTTCTTGAACCTGTATGAATTACTAAATATTTATTATTATCTTCATCAATATCAATTTCAATAAAATGATTACCACCACCAAGTGTTCCAATACTTCTTTCTAATCGTTTTGTATCTTTCAGCTCTCTATAACACTTTAAATCTTGTAATTCTAAAAATTTATATTTTCTTCCAGCATGAACTTCAAAGCCACTAGGAACAAATTGTCTAATAATCTTATCTAATTTTTCTAAATCTAAATCAATATTGCCTAATTCAACGCATAACATACCACAACCAATGTCAACACCAACAATATTCGGAATCACTTTATCACCTAAATTACCAGTAAAACCAATTACACACCCTTTACCAGCATGAACATCTGGCATTATACGGATTTTACTATCTTTAAATGCCTCTTGGTCTAATAATTCGTTTATTTGGTTTATTGCTTCTTGTTCAATATCATCAGTAAATATTTTTAAGTCTTTCATTTAATCAACCTCATTTTCATAAATGTTTCCTATTATTTTCATTCTATCTAAATGTTTCATAGAAGAACTAGGAATATGACCTTTTATTTGAAAACTAGCCGTATCTTTATTCCAAGTTATAACACCAATTTCATCAGGTTTAGTCCATTCATAATCAAACATAACTTTATCTCCATCAAATATCATCTTACCATTTTTATCTTTTAGTCCTGTATATTGCCCTATTGTTTCTGGAATCACTTCATTTTCTTGATAAAAAACATCACCAACTTCATTGCAATCATTATCTCCAATATAATAATTATGTTTTTCATAAGAGAAATCTTGAATTAAATCTCCATAAACCCACTTATTGTTATCTGCTCTTTTTCCTCTAAACAATATTTCTCTATTCATTATTCCTCCACCTTTCTTTAATTTTCTGGCATTTGATATGGATAATTTAATCCTTTTATCTTTTCTTCCGTTAATACATTTTTACATGCAATTAAACTATCTCTATCTTTTGCTATATTTATAGTATTAATTAGCATTATTCTTTCTTCTATTTCATCTAATACTTCAATGACTCTTTCTTTTGTTTTATAAATACCTAAACAATTTGTTATAGCAAATGAACTTTTTGACCATATCTCATTTTTGTCGGCATCTCTCCAAATATCTATAACTCTTGTTAACACTTCTTTATCTTGACTTCTAATCCATAATTCCATCTATTCCACCTCATTTAACAACCATAATAATGTCTCCAGTTCTGTTCTCATTGAACATTTAGGGTTTTTCTTTAAATATTCTATTCTTTCTCGAATATCTTCTTCATTTTTGATTGATTTATATTTTTGATAAAAGTTATATAATAATTTATATTGATTGTATACTTCATATAAGGCATACATATTGTCTTTTATATTATCTTTATTCATAATTACCTCTCAATAACTTGTCCATATATTCATCAGATATATTTTTATAATCTATTTTTCTACCTGTTTCAAAAAAATATTGAATCAATGCTTTAGCACATGCACAAGGTAAATCACTTCCGTCACAATAATCACAAGCAAACCAATATCCACAAGCATTTAAGCCAGTTTCATCACTTTCTTTTCTAATTTTGTCACTATCACAATAAGTCTGAAACAAAGCTTTCCATTTTTTCTTATCATAATCAGTAACAATAGATTTATCTATGTAAACACTATCATCAAACAATTTATTCATCAATCTCACCTAGATAATTTCTTCACCAATTAAAGCATTTCTAATGTTCGTTTCTTCTTGCTTTAATATTTTATAGCTATTATCAAATTCCTCTACTGTCATACCATATCTTCCGCCAATATCACATTTTAAATAGATTCTATAATTGCCAATATTTTTTCTAACAAACAAAGTTAAAGATTCAAATTCTTTACAAAAAGTGCAAGGAACTCTTATTTCTCCTCTTCTTTGAAAATCACATACCTCGAATCCAACTTGTTTAATTTTATTTGCAAATTCAATATAGTCTTTTTTTATTTCGTATGATTTTACATATTGTTCGTATGTAGCAACCAAATTTTCTAAATATTTTTCTTTTAATTCTTCTAATTTTGATTCTAATATTTGCCTTACTTGTTCTAGATTCTCTTCTAGTTCAAAAAAACATTTATAAGTAGTTTTATACCCACTCCAAGCATCAGACATATATTCTTTGTTATTTATTTCATCAAAATATACATCTTGAATTGCTGAAATAAATTGTTTGCTACTAACAACATCCGATATTTCTAGATATTTATCATTTTCATCTAACATTGTCTTTAAATCTTGATTTAATTGAATTTTATAACTTTTATAATCAGTTTTTGTATCCCAATCTCTTTCTTTTTTTTCAACAATACAATTTACAAACATTTTTTCTACAATTTCTTTAAACATATTTTTGTATTCATCTAAGTTCATCATTATTCTTCCACCTCACTTTTTAAATGACTAAGTTTAAATTCATTATAAGTTGATAAATATATTCTTTTCCCTCTCATAGCAAGATATGGATTTATCATTAAACATTTTTGATTTTTCTTATATGGCACTTTATGAATAATATCATCAGCTATTAGACCTTTTAATTGTCTTTTTATAGTAGTTTCGCTCACTTCACATACTTTTGATAAATCTTTTAATCGAATGATTTTGCCATTGTCATAGCAACATATATTGTCCATATAACCAATATGGCAAGTTAGATAAGGAAGTATTGAATATTTTTTACAATATTTATCAAATATTTTAGGATTGATTTTAATAAAATGGTATTTTATATCGGTAGTATCATTTAGATATTGCAACACTCCCTTTCTGATAACTTTATCACCATCATCAAGTGTAGCAAATCTTTGGCCTTCTTTAATAATTTCAATAACTTCAAGGTTGTTGTCAACCAAATACAATTCTGACACTACTTGTCACCAACCTTATAAGCCATTTGTTCCATTTGCTCTTTTGTTAATACTTTGTCTATTTGATAATCAACCAATGTAATAGTTTCCCCTTGTTTATTTTTAGAATAAGTAAATACATAATCTTTATATATTTTCCAGCATT